AAAAAATAATAAAAAAAAAATTTATAATATTTGATATATTTCTATAGAAATATTATTATCGTTAATATCTATTTAGAATTATATAACAATTATAATATAATGTCGAAAATTATATGTAGTAAACATGACATATTACTATTAAAAACTAATACTAATCAATATAATATTACTATGAAGACAAAAAAAACTCCAAAATTAAATTTAGATGAATTAACAAGTATAAAAATATACGATCTGATGAAAAAATTAAATGAAGATATATTTGAAGACATTTTAATAACGAATCAAAAAGATAAAAATGAAGCAGATATTTTGATGTTATTCAAACAATTTGGTAAGGAACTAGGTATAGGTAAAAAATATTTATTTGTACACACAAAAAAAACAACAAATGATAATATTATCCACATAGATAGTAATAGTGTTTCTAAAAAATTAGAACTATCTAAAAATTATGAAGAAATTACAAGTAATTATTTAGAATTAGTAGTCAAAAATAACGAAGATTATATAGATATTAACTATAAATTTGATATGAATATAAATGAAGATTTGCCATTATATATGGAAAATCTTATTGGATTTCTAATGAAAAAAGTGTTTTATAGGTTAAAATTATTTATAGAAAGTATATATTAATATATAATGTTGCAAAAAATAATTTTTTTATTTAGGACTTCAGGTATAGTTATATATGAAAGTTTCAAATATTTTATTAATAAAGATTATAATAAATATATCATATCTATTGCTAATAAATTAAGTAAAAATAATATTTTTTACGTGAAGATATTTCAATCTATATCTACAGACACAAATATTTTAAATGAAGAACTTATTGAATATTTTAGCAATTATACAGATAAAGTAGAATATGATGAATCAGAGATAAACAATAGTTATTTATCTACAATTAAAGATGTATACGAAGAAGATAATAATTTAAATATTACAAATATATCAAAAGACCCAATAAATTCAGGACTAATTTCATTAGTTTATACAGGTTATTTAGATAATCAAAAAGTAGTTATCAAAGTAATTAGAAACGGTATTAGAGAGAAATTAAAACAATCACTAGATAATGTTAGTGCATTAATAAGTGTTTTATCTTTATTAAAAGTATTCAAATTTATAGATATCAAAAAAATATTTGATGAAAATTATGATGCTTTGTTAAGACAATCTGATTTTATTAATGAAATGAAATCTATAGTAGAATTCTATAATACAAATAAAAATTTAGATTATATTGTTGTGCCAAAAGTTTATAATACATATACGTTAAAAAATTCAGAAATGATAGTAATGGATTTTATTGAAGGAAAAACATTAGAAGAAGTAGAACAAGATGATAAAGACGAATATTGTTACTTATTAGCTAAATTTGGATTAAAAAATATATTATTTGACAGATTATATCATGCTGATTTACATCGTGGAAATATATTCTTTTTGAATAATATGGAATCAGGTAAACAACTAGGTATAATAGATTATGGAATAACTGGAAGTATTACCAAAGAACAACAAAATGATTTCTATAATTTTTTTACAACTATAGATAGTTCTAATTACTGTTTAATGAGTGAATCTTTTATTAACAATTTAATAGAACCGAAGGAAATATTAGATAATTTACCAGTTGGAAAGAAAAGTAAATTAATAGATAATGTTAAAAATATTATTGAAAAATCAATTAGTATCAAAAAAACAATTGGACCCAATGAATTATATTATATATCATATGAATTATATAATTATAAATTGCGAATAAAAGATAGTTTTTGTAAAATACAACTATCACTAGCAATTGCTGATAGTGTATCAAAAAAACTATGTAGTAAAACATCATATACTGAAAATATTACCACTGCTGTAAAGGAACTATTTCCAGGTGTATTAGACGATTACGATAATTATATTATGATATAAAACAAAATTGAAATAAATATATAAACAATAATATTTATATATTTATTATTATGACAAATTATATACTTATAGACGGGAGTTATTATATATTTTATAAGTATTATGCTCTACACGCATGGTGGAAATTAGCAAAAGCAGATGAATCGTTGGAAATTCCATATGAAAATAAAGATTTTGTCGAAAAATATAAAAAAACATTTGTAGATAAAATCAAACAAATAAGTAAAAAATTAAAGATTAAAGATGCCAAAATTTATGTAGGTAAAGATTGTAGCAAAAAAGATATTTGGAGAACAAAATTTATGGAAGATTATAAATTACACCGCATTAATAACGAGAAATTAAATACCAAATTGCCTGATAAAAATTTCTTTAAAATGGCTTATGATACTTTATATAGTGAAGCAGGTGCAGAAAAAATACTATATTGTGATGAACTTGAAGCGGATGATTGTATTGCAATTACTACAAAACATATTATAGAGAAGGAAAAAGATAGTAAAGTTTGGATTATTGCAAATGATATGGACTATCTTCAATTAGTAAATGAAAGAATTTCATTGTATAATATGCAATTTAAATGTATTTCTACTTCAAAACAATCAACTGGTGATGCGAAAAAAGATCTATTTTGCAAAATAGTATTGGGTGATAAAAGTGACTATATTAGTGGAGTATTTCCGAAATGCAGTAAAATGAAAGCATTGAAATATTATGATGATCGAGAAATGTTTGAAAAAGAACTAAATAAAAACGATAAATTTGTTGAATTGTACAATAGAAATAATAAAATCATTGATTTTAATGAAATTCCACAAGAACTTGTTGATAAATTCTTGAAGACTTCACTTATGGTTTAAATAATATATGTAATATGTAATTACTTAAAAGTTTTATTCTTTTTTGTTGTCTTTTTCATATATTTTTTTCGTCTAGTGTTTTTAAAATTTTTGATATTTGAAGAATATATTGGTGGTATTGTAAAGTTTTTTAGATTACTAACTTGTTTTCTTGCTGATTTACTTACATTTTTTTTATTATATAAGATATCTTTATAAATATCCATAATATTTTCCTTTCTTTGTTTACATGTTAATAATTTCATTTTTTTGTCAAAAGTTTGTTTATATTTTTTATTATTTAATAAGGGTTTTTTTATTTCAAATAAATTTACTTCAACATTAATCTTAAACGAAATCGGTTTTGTATCAAGTATTTGAAAAGAATTTTTAATGTATTTAATTGAATGAACAAAGAATTTTTTATTCTGAATGTATAATTCTTTATTTTTTGGAAATATTGATTCTAGTAGTAAATTAATATTATTTTGTAAAACATTATTTTTGAGTGAATCTTCTAATGATAATTCTTTTAAATTTTCTTCAAAGGAAATATTTTTTACAATACGATTTAATTTGAATGGCATAAAAAACAAACTAGACAAGTCTTTATTGTTATTTTTCTTAATAAGCTTATTTTTATTCAATTTGATATTCGGAACAAAATAAATTTTTTTATAAGAATTTAAATATGGTGATGTCATTTTAGGATTATATTTAATATATTCGCGTTGTTTATTATTAATGTTTATATCAAGATCAATATTTATTGGACCAATCATTATTATATATATAATAATATCATATATAATAATTTATTTGTTATAATTAAAATAACTCATCATTTCCATTTGTTTTAATTTTTGCTGTTGTTTATTTGCTTTTTCAATTATTTTTACGGCTTCATTTATTTCCTTTTGTGAAATATAACCATCATCATTTTTATCAATTATTTTATGCATTTTTTTGAATTTATCAGGTAAAACGCAAAATTTACTTTGTTCATTGAACGCAAAACTAGCTAAAATTATAAAAGTAGAAGTTAAAATTAGTGAAATTACAAGATCACGTGTAGCAACAAAAGCCATAATAAAAATAATAATTTCACGTCCTAATACACTACGAAAATATTCTTCTTGAGATTTACTAAAATTATAATCAATATATTTTGATCCAAGATTTAACATTATCATAGCAATTCCACCAATTAATTTACTGGAATTAATATTATTAATGTGCTTATTTAAATAAGTAAAAAAATTCATATTATCTATATACTATTATTATATAATTTAAAAATCATATTTGTATTTTATTTTTTTTATTTTAGTATTGATATTTGATACTACATTATTCTTTTTTTTTCTAATTTCTCTCATATGAGTTCTATATTTTCTTTTAATTGGATTAATAAATGGTTCATTAATTGAATAAGTACAATTATATAATAAACCTACTAAAATTGTAAGTATAAGAATAAATACTATTAAAATCATTATATAAATAGTATTTATTTAAATTTATAGTACAGTTGGTTTACAATTATTTTTAATAAATTCATTAACACTCTTCATTCCTTTTTTGTAATAAATATTATCTACAGGATCACAAATATTACATTTAGCTTTTGAACAAAGAATAGGATCCTTTACACCCTCATCTGTTTTACCAAAAAAGAAGGGTTCGCTATTTTTAAAACCTTCTTTAAATTTAGTAATATCAGAAGATTTTGAATTGTTGTTAATAATGTATTCAGAAGGATTCACATTAGCTAAATCTGCAATTTTAAACATTTTATATCCTCCTATTAAAGTTTCATCTTTACTATCAGAAGAACAATTTTTCTCAATATTGTATTTGCTATCATTTGAAACCATACATCCACTATCGATAGACCATTGCCATAATTTACAATCCTTGTTCATACAACAATATTTAGCACATCTATTAGAGTTAAATGAAGCCCATTCTTCTTTTACTTTTTTTAAACCGTCGCATTTATCATATAAATCAATAAAATGATTTGATTCATTTTCTCCACAAGGATAAGGGGAATCATAATCACCAAATGATGGTTCGTAATAATCATCAGATTTAATATCTGGAATCATAAATTTGGGAACACAACCAGCTGATCTGTTGGCAGATTTGCAAGTTTCATTTGCTCCACTACAAGGAATTTTTTGGAAATTTTTAGAACATTTTCCATCTTTATCTACACAAGCAGTATTAATACATTTGGCATTTTCAACTTCATAATTTCCAGGTTTGTATTCATCAGCAATAAAATCATTTTCATCTTTTGATACATAATCTTTTTGCGACTGAATTTGTAATTGTCTTTCAAGTTCAAGTTGTTTTTTTTTAGCAGCTTCTTCATCTGCTCTTCTTTGTTGTTCTGCTTTTTTCTTTCTTTGTTTATTTCTATGACATTTAACGGTAAGACAAGTATGTCCTTCTTTAACAGAATTATTTGTCATTAATAAAATGAAACCTACAATAATTGCAGTTATAGGACTTTCTTTCAATCCAATTACAATAACTAACATAAGAATTAATAATTTTCCTAAAATAGTATTTTTAGATTTAGAGATAAAATTTCTACTTAAAAGAACTAAAGCAATAATTACTATAAAGTTTAATAATTTTTGATTAGTGATCATTATTATATATATTCTATTATATAATTTTTGTGTATCTTTTAAAAATAAAAATATCTTGATTTTTTATAAGTAATGAGTTCTTTAGCATTTTGCGCATATCCCATAGATAATATTAATGAAAATAATCTAAATAATGAAAATACAAATAAACCAGATAAAAAAAAATTAAATAAAACATTCAAAAGAAGAAATACTACACAAACAAACCATCAATTAAATAATATGTATAATGAAATTCATTCATCAGTTGAATCAGATAAAAAAAATAATCTAGGTGATTTCAATCCAATTCCTCCTCCACAATCAATGGGAGGAAATCGTATTGATGAGAAGCGTATGGAGCGCGAAAGTAACGAAAGTAACGAAAACAATGATAGTCATGGAAGCGAAGAAAAACACATGAATCATGAATATAATAACTACATGGCTAATAGTGAACAATATAATATGGCAAACATAAATGATAATGGTATACAAAGTAATGTAATGGACGAATATATGTCATATTATAATAAAATAAACAAAACAGATAACAAAGATGATTTATTAGCCAAACTGAGTTACATAATAAATATGTTAGAAGAACAACAAGACGAAAAGACAGGTCATGTTATGGAAGAACTAATCTTATATATATTTTTGGGCATATTTATAATTTTTGTAATAGATTCATTTGCTAGAGCAAGTAAATACGTTAGATAATGTTACACTAGTGCAAAAACTTCATTTTTGAATAACGGATAATGTATGTAATTATATAATAAGTATGTATATGGGTTAATAAAGTTCAAATGAAATTTTTCATATAAATCATCAATAATAACATTATTATGTGATAATGTTTCGATTAATAAATATTTACAATTTAATATTTTATTAATTTTCATCAAAGAATAGTAAAATCCATTTACAAATATATTGAAATCATTCGAATTGTTTATAGAAGCAAAACATTCAATACTTTTATTATTGTTATACATTAAATTTGAATTACGGAATATATAGCAACATTCAATGTTAGATTTAACTAATAGAACATAAATGAATATATTTTCATTTTTAATTAAATTAAGTAAATTAGCATAATCAGGTAATATTAAACAAGTAAATTTTTCTTTATTTTTATATACGAAATTAATAAATAAATTTATATTTTGTTCAGTAATTTTTACTATATTATAATAACCATTAAACATATTATTTAATTCATTATTGTATTTTCTCTCATCAATAGTAAAATTATACTTCTCAAAAGATACTAATGGAACTATATCATTTCTATTATTTTGACATTTAAATAATGAAATTTTTGTATTTTTTGAATTATGTCTTTGAAAATATTCGTGTGTTTGAATAAGTTGAAATTCAATATCTTTATTTTTATTACTGCATAAATTATCAATTAAATATGCCGGAAAAATATTATTATTTTTGAAAGTAATATTGACTGGTCTACTAGTAACAACACCAACTATTTCTCTAGAATCAATTAAACTATTATTGTAATTAAGTATTTTATTTTGATTATAAATAGATACAAAAGAAGAATTTTTACAACTTTCAAAATAAGGTTTGAAACTATTTATTTCACATATATATTTTCCATTAAACGGATCAGTATAATTTTTCTTTAAGAAATTAATAACATCAATAAGTGTATTATCTGAAATATATTCGAAATAATTAGTTTTAATATCAATTAAATTACAATATTTATTTAATTTTGGTAAATCAGGATTAATAATAGTTTTCATTTTAAATAAATTAAATATATTGTGAATATGAAAAACAGGTTGAATACTCCAAAAATGATTAAATACTTTTTTGTAACCTTTAAAAAAAAGATAAATAAGTGATATTATTAGAATAATATATTCAATCATATTATTTTAATATATTATTCTAATATTTTAGTTTCATTAGAACTAATTAGGTTTTTGTAAAATATATAAATATTGATTTTTTAGACCTGTTTTACTCATATCAAATTGTCCTAAGACAATAAATCCAACAGATTTGGCAATATTCAAAATAGTAGTTGGAGAAGCCATATAGAGTTTGTGCTCGTTTTGTCTGACATTACCTGTTTTTTTAAATGTAAATGTTTCTTTGAATATAGATTCTGTAGTGCCATTCTGCCAGTCATTAGGGAATATTTCATAATCTGATTTATATTTTAGGTCACCATAATCAATCAGTTTTGAGGTTGAGTTACATGGACTAAAACCTTTTTCGTCAACAAGATGTAAAATAAGATAACCACCCGGCATTAACCAGTTATTACAGTTTTCAAAGAATAGCTTTTTATTTTGCATATAATATAATGTTAAATACAAACTCGAGATATGAGTAAAAGAATCTGGACTAAAAATCATGCTATCTAAAGCATCTTCTTTTCTAAAATCAATATTAGGGTAATTTTTTTGGGCAGTTTCAATCATTGCTTGAGAATTATCTATACCAGTAACTTTAAAACCAGCAGAGTATAATTTATTGCAAAGATTTCCAGTTCCAGAACCAATATCAAGAATTATACTCTTTTTACTAGGGTTAGTGCGATTAACTATAGTACCGAATTCAAAGTCGTTTCTAATTCCACTATATAATAAATCATCATAGACAGAAGCATAAAATTTATCATACACACCAGGTCCTTTTTTGATAATAAATACTTTTTCTTCTTCAAATCCTTCACGTATAGGAGAGAATTTATTAAAAATAATCAAAAATAGTATAATTATAATAAAAACAACAAAAAGTTTTTCAATTAATGTTGTTTTTTGTAAATTTTTCAATAAATTTTTCAAAAACCTAGAATAATTCATTCTTATATGTATTAATGTATTATTATTTTTGTATATAAATAATAATATGAATGAAATAGAAATAAATGATGTAAGAAAAATAACAGAGTTTAAAGGTGTAACATTTTCTAAATATAAAAAAACACACGTAAAAAAAGAATTGCTAAATTGTTTATCTAACGGTAATATTGAATCAAGTTGTTTTTGGATAGCAGAATTAGTATGTTCTGGTAATTATAGTGAATTATGGGATATTATTATTACTTATATTAGTAAACATATACATTTAGGAAACCCAAAAATAGCTCTATATATAGATAGACGTTTTCAAAATTTTAAAGAAATTGTGGTAAACGGATATGTTGACAATGAACTAGCCTTGAGAAATAATACTAAAATCAGACAATTGTTTGCTGAAATAGCATGTGTTTTATGTTTTTCAAAAAGAAAACCATTATTTAATTCTATAAAAATTAATAAAGAAGAAGAATTTGATGTTACAAAAATGACATCAAAATTAAAAGCACCAAATATTGAGTATGGACAAAATATTTTATTATCAAATGACCCAAAAGAACTATTTATTTCTATAAATGAATTTGCATTTCATATTTCTGAAAAATCAAAAAATATTATGAGTGCATGTTATTGGGTAGAATGGATAATTGAATTTGAAACAATTTGCAAAAAAAGGAAAGAAAAATGTTTATGCGAACGGAGAAGTTTTGCACCAGTTGAATCCAAATTTCAAACAGATATAATTTGGTTAATTTGGGATGCAATAATTTATGAAACACAAAAACGCAAAAATAAAGACACATTAATTAAAATAATTAATACATTAATTAATATTTTTTCTATTCGATTTAGTCCGGGTGTAAAAAAACGTAGAAAATTTATACTATATTATGCTATAGCTCTACTAACTGAGTCATATAATCTAGATACACCTATTATAAATGATCAAAAAAGTATTCAAAAAATCGTTGATAATATTAATGTTATTTATAAAGATGTAAAAAAAAATGAAATACCACCAGAAACTGATTACTTATTCAATGGACTCAAAAAAAGTAATTTAGAAAAAACCATTGAAAAATTAGAAAAATTTAAAAATATTAGTACATTTGTTCCTAGAAATTAAAGTTGATAAACATTAACACTTTTTTTCATTGATCCAAGAGAAATTGGGTCTGTTCGAGACATATTATGTTCATGAAGATAACAGTTAACAGTACGTCTTTTAACTTTTAGATCTTTTGCCATTTTACGGACGCCGAGTTGTTTACCTGCATTTTTAGAAAAATATTCACTAATTTTACTGCTAATATCCATTCCGTTTTCCATTGTTGATTATATTATAAATATATACGATATATTTAAATATCTTTAATTAAATATATTATCATTAATATATAACTATGGATTCCGATATAATTATTACAGAAACTCCATCTTTACAATCAAATAATATTACACCAAGTATGTCTCCATCTGATTCTGTTAAAAAAGTAGTTCCTTTTTCTTGGTCAACAATATTCAAATATTTTATGATTATTTTAATTATTGCATTTTTAGGATTTAATATTTTTACATATTTAGGTAAAGGAACTGAGACAGTTACTGATATATTTAGACCAGTTTTATCCTTTTTTGGTTTAACAGTAGGTGAAACAGTAAAACAAACAGTAGAAATGACCGCTGAAGGTACAAAAGATATTATTGATATTGGTGAAAAAGCAACAGAAAGCGCAATTGATGTATTAGAGAAAGGTATGATAATAGATAAAGATAAAAAAATGAAAAAGAAGGATAAAAATATAAGTAAAGAGAGAAAATCCGAGAAAAATGATGAAATTATTGAACATTCATTAAAAGATAATTTATTTGATAATATCACTATTCCCGATGATACACATAGTAAAATACAAAGCAAAGAAGATACAATTGGAAAAGCCGGATTTTGTTATATAGGTGAAGATAGAGGTTATAGAAGTTGTATTAGTGTAAGTGAAAGTCAAGAATGTATGTCTGGTGATATTTTTCCTACTAGAGAAATTTGTATAAATCCTAATTTACGCAAGTAAATAATATTTATTGAAGTATAATTATTATTTACAAATAAGTAATATTTGTACCACTTGTTACGAGTGACATATCTATCCAATCCTGACGATAATCAACTTTGATAGTTAAATTAATACAATTTTTAAACATATTAGTTACTCCAGATGTACCAATATTTTTAACGCCAAAATTACTACCATTTCTTAAATCTAAACTAGTTAATGAAATACAATCAAAAAACATATAACTCATATTGATTACATTGCTTGTATCAAAACTGGTTAAGTCTAAATATGATAAATCATTACAACCATCAAACATATAACTCATATTAGTTACTCCAGATGTATCAAAATCACTTAAACTTAATGTTGACATATATTTACAATCTCTGAACATAGTGCTCATATCTGTTAAATCATTATTATTAAATCTCCATGTTTCACCAATAGATATAATATTAGCACTATTATCTGCTATAGTTTGCATAATAACTGAATAATTATTATCTATATACGATAAGTCAGTACTTGTTGTTTCAATTGTTAAATATGGTTCCACAAAATTTATATTTGGTAAAGAATTACTCGCAATAGATGTCCAATTACTACAATTATCAATATATACAGTATTTAAGCTAATGCAATTTTTGAAAACATCAGTTTGATTTACAACAGTATTTGAAATATCTAATTGCCACATATTAATTTCAGTTATAGAGGTACAATTCTCAAACATGGTATCTATATTTGTTACTATCGA